AAATGATTCGATATACGATCATTTTTACGTTGCTATGTGGTCAGGTCCTTGCTGACAGTAGCTCATTGAACTTGGCGTTGCCGAACATGGGGTCAACCTATGGACAAGACTCAATTCGCTCGGGCGATCTTGATTGCCAGAATAGTATCGGTGGTGCTACTAACTTTGAGCTTGGGGTTACTAGCATTATTGATAACGCAGTTAGCCCCTTTGATTCTGAAGACCCCATGAATCCTATGACGAAGGATATTGGTCTTTACGCCAGAATTGTTATCCCTCTGGATGCTCCAAAAGAAAGAATTAACTGTAACACCTTGTATCAGCTAGAATTACAGCGAAGAAGGATAGAGGTGCAGAAACTACAGCAAGAGCTAGAAAACCTACGACGATTACAGAAACAGGCGTTTGAAAACTGATGGCAGATTTAGGTGAAAAACTTGACGAAGTTGAAGGCTTGGCTGACAAGCGTTTCAGCCTTTTTGGGTTACGGTTTACTCCTACTCAGCTTGGCATGGCTGTGGCTGCCATTGGTTCTTTACTGGGGACTCTCTACGGTGGTTTCACGATGTACCAGAAAGTAGAAGAACTGGCATCATTAGATATTGGCGGCTACCAAGCTCAAATGGAGCAGACATCCGCTAAGATTGAAACACAGGAAAAATTGTTAACGTCTATTGAGCAGAACCTGCGCGATGCGAAACAATTAACCTATGATATAGAGAAACGAGTGAACGATAAGGTCGTCTACTTTGAGCAGAAGATGGACAAGTTCGAGGTTAAAGTTGATGAAACTAAGGTTGAATTAGAAGACCGCATTCAGAAAGCACTAGATAACCCATTGGCGAATTGACATGACTGAATACGAAAAGGCTGACCTCGATGGTGATGGCGTGGTCTCACAAGAAGAGATGAAGATTTACCTTGAAGATAAACGTCGCCGTATGGAAGACGACGATGCTCAGCGTGATGCGATTCGTAAGATGGCATGGTTCTCATTAATAGGGCTGCTAATCTATCCAATAGGTATTGCAATCACTTCGGCATTTGGTATGGATAAAGCGTCCACATTAATTGCTGACATCGCGCCAACGTACTTTGCCAGTATCGCAGTTTTAGTCTCGGCATTTTTCGGTGCTGACGCTCTCAAAGGTAAGGGGAAAAAAGATGCTTGATTGGACGGCTGAAGAGATAGCCATATTCTTTGTTAGCTTTATGTCTGTATGGCTAGCACTTAACTTATACGATATGTGGAGCAAAAAATGATACCTGTAGAACTGCTGACTATGGCGGGGGGAGCGACTCTCGGCGGGGTCTTTAAAATAATCGACAAAGCTCAGGAAGCGAAGAAAGCGCAGAATGAGATGATGATGAACATGATGAAGGCTAAGACCGAGCAAGCCGATGCCGCCTCTGAGCGAGCAACCAAAGCTGCCGATGCTGCTGCGGCTCGTGTGGGTAATGATCCGTTTGCCAAGATGACGCGGAGAATCTTTGTACTTTCGATGATTGGTCTTGGTGCTTGGGCGATGACTGGTGCATTAACCGGACTCGATATTGTTGTGCCAATAGAGAAGGAAACTGGATTTAACCTTTTAGGCTTAATCGATACTACTGGTACAACTACTGAGTTCGTACGATTAGAGAACGCTATCGTTCATTTTGAATGGCTAAAGATTTCGATTCTGGCGGCAGGTTCGTTCTATCTGGGCAAGAGCTAAACGTAGCTTCTATCGTAGACGGACAGGGGGAAGGTTCTATTGACAAAGTTAAGACTAGCCACAGTAGGATTAGTACTAACGCTGCTAAGCGGCTGCTCCACTCTGGATTGGCTAAACACTCACGAAGACGACGTTGGGTGCGCATCTGATTCTGAAATCCTATGTATTGAAATAACCAAAGACAGCAAACAAGTGCAGGCTGAACTTGAAGCTATGATGATACGTCACGAAGGATACAGACGTCACCCGTATACTGATCGCGGTGCTACAGCTATTGGGTACGGTAGAAACCTAACCAATAACGGCATAACTAAAGACGAGGCGTTATACTTACTACGTCAAGATATTGACAGGATTACTAGACACCTAGAAACAACATATCCTGTGTTTGATAGGTTGACCAATCCTCGTAGAGCAGTGCTAATTTCAATGACCTATATGCTAGGCGAGAAAGGAATTTCCGAGTTTGCATATATGTGGGAAAATCTCGAAAAAGCCGATTATATTCGGGCAGGGCTAGAAATTTACCTCAGCAGAATGTGTGGACAGATTGGCAATCGTTGCGGCGAGCTAGCTAAAATTATGGAGACCGGAGAGTATGAGAACAACGATTAATGCTAGAAATATTGACGGTGGAGTGGAACCTACGCATACTGTAGAGATTGTTTGCGCACACTGCGGGTTTGACCTAGATGAAGCAGAGTTAGCGGCAGACACTTGCTCTGATTGCGGAGAACCGTTAAATCTGAAGCAAAGCGTGGCTATTACCGTAACTACTCTACCGCCTGTACTTGGCGAAACTATGTAGGTGATCCCATGCCTCTGAAGAAGCTACTATTTAAACCCGGCATTAACCGCGAAGTCACTCGTTATTCAAACGAAGGTGGTTGGTACGAGTGCGACAAAGTACGATTTCGTCAGGGGTTCCCAGAAAAAATTGGTGGGTGGAACCGTATATCAGCGACCACCTATTTAGGAGTATGCCGTTCGTTATGGAACTGGGTAACTTTAGGTAGTATTAATTTAATTGGTGTCGGCACCCATCTTAAGTTCTATTTAGAGCAGGGTGGTGGATATAACGACATCACGCCAATCAGAGAAACTACCGCAGCGGGGGATGTTACGTTTTCAGCTACAAGCGGAGATTCGACACTTACTGTTACCGATACGGGGCACGGTGCCAGACTTAACGATTTTGTCACTTTTAGCGGTGCTGTTTCTCTTGGCGGTAATATTGACGCCGATGTTCTAAACCAAGAATATCAAATCACTGTAATTGTCGATGCCGATACTTACGAGGTAGAGGCTAAAGATGACGTAACAGGCGCTGCTGTTACAGCCAATGCGTCCGATACGGGTTCTGGCGGTGCGTCTGTTGTTGGCGAGTATCAGATTCGTACTGGTGAAGCTTATGAAGTCCCTCTTACCGGTTGGGGCGGTGGCACTTGGTCTGCCGGTGTGTGGGGTACAGGTGGTGTATCTACTGAGGGTATTCGCCTCTGGAGCCAATCTAACTTTGGTGAAGACTTAATTTTTGGTCCTCGTGGCGGAGATATTTACTACTGGGACGCTACTAACGGCGTCAGTACTCGTGCTGTAGCACTACAAGATGTGTCTGGCGCGTCAGATGTGCCAACACAGCAGAACTTGTTATTGGTATCTGATATTTTCCGATTTGTGTTTGCTTTCGGAACCAATGATATAGGCACGGCTACTGTAGACCCTATGTTAATTCGTTGGTCTGACCAAGAAGATGCGACTAACTGGACTCCGGCTTCTACTAACCAAGCGGGTAGTATTCGTTTATCTCGTGGAACTGAAATAGTTGCAGCTAGACAAGCACGCCAAGAAGTACTGGTTTGGACTAATTCTTCGCTTTATTCTTTGCAGTATCAAGGCGCACCGGCGGTATGGGGCGCACAGATTGTCGGCGATAATATTTCAATTATCTCTCAAAACGCCGTTGCCTACGCCAATGGCGTAGCTTTCTGGATAGGACAAGATAAGTTCTACATGTACGATGGTCGTACGCAGACATTAAAATGCGACGTCCGTAAATACGTATTTGAAGACCTTAACCATTTACAATTTGACCAAGTGTTTGCCGGTACTGTTGAGGCATTCCACGAAATTTGGTGGTTCTACTGCTCAGAAAACAGTACTACAGTAGATAAATACGTGGTGTTTAATTATCTTGAGCAAACTTGGTATTACGGTACTATGGACCGCACCGCATGGCTTGATTCTGGTTTACGTGATTACCCGTTAGCAGCTACTTATAGCAACAATTTGGTAGAGCAGGAATTTGGTACTGATGATAATGAAGGTGCTGATCCTGTAGCTATTGAGGCTTACATAACTTCCGGTCAGTTTGATATTGATGACGGCGACAAGTTTGCACTAATACGCCGAATCATGCCGGATATGAGCTTTGAAGGTTCTACTGCTACTAGCCCCGCAGCTACAATGACTCTATACCCACTGGCTAATTCAGGCTCAGGATACAACAGCCCGCTATCAGAAAGCGGTAACTCTGGCGGTTCGGTAACACGGTCTGCTACGGTGCCTGTAGAAGCGTTTACTGGGCAGATTGATACCCGCGTGCGAGGACGTCAAATGTCAGTAAAAGTAGAGTCTAGTGCAGAAGGAGTTAAATGGCAGTTAGGCTCGCCACGAGTCGATATGCGTCCTGATGGGAGACGTTAATGACGGATATAAAGTTTCGCGCCCCTGCGCTTCCGTTTCCACCGATTGAATACGACAGTACTTCGTTTATTCAGTTTAATAACGTCCTGCGTATCTACTTTAACCAACTTGACGAAGCATTAAGGAATCTTGCTGTGGCTACACCAAACGATTTTTACTTGGAAGTCGCTAAAGGTAATGTTGCTAATCACAGCTTCATTCATAAATTTGGCGTAAACTTTGATATTGATAACAGCTCTGAACCTGAAACAGTTTGGAGTGCGGGAGGCTTGTACCCTTGGAGTTCTTTGAGTTCTGCTCAAACATTGTACGTCTTGTCCACCGATGCAGGTGACACAATGGATGTTGAGATACAGGGTTTGGACGCAGACTACGAGCTACAGACAGAAACAGTCACGCTTACAGGCACCACCGCGGTAACAACAACTAATACGTTTTTACGTGTGTTCCGCATGTCTGCTAATGCTAACAACGACGGTGATATAACTGCACGAGTTACAAGCGCAAGCGGTACTATCGTAGCGCAAATAGATACTGATTACGCACAGACTTTGATGGCGGTATATACAGTACCCGCAGGTAAAACAGCGTATCTTACAACACTAGATACCTCGGTACAGAAAAATAAGGATGCACAAATCCGGTTGTTTCAGCGTCCAACGGGAGAGGCTTTTCGCATTACCCACATGGCAGAAACTTTTGAATCTTCGTACCGATATGATTTTACAACACCGTTAAAGTTCCCAGAGAAGACAGACTTAGAAGTTCGCGCTTCAGAAGTAGAGTCTAACAACACACGGGTTACTGCAAATTTTGATTTAGTGCTTGTCGATAACACGTAAAATGTAATTTGCAGTGTGGAGTTGCTTGTTTCTACAGGGTTTCTATAATGAAAGTCCCTTTATAGGAGCGCGACATGACATTTAATTTTATCGAGCTATTTAATGCTGTAGCTGCAAACGAAAAAGCATTGCAAGATGACTATAAACCCGCAACTTCTCTAGAAGCAAAAGTTAACGAGGATGAGCTAGGGCTAGACAGCCTAGATGTGACATTAACTTACGCTACGCTTGCCGAAATATACGGTATCTCTAACGAACTAAATTCTAAATGGCCTGTAACAACTTTAGGTGAGTTAGAGAAGTTCTTATTAGAAAATAAATCACGTACCCCAGAAGACGAGTATGACTCTGTAGCTGCTTTGATGGAGGGTATGTGATGCAAGCCCCAATATACCTTACACAATACAGAACCGTCTGCACCGAAGAAACTACCCTAGTAGACGATATTCAGTATCCCCAACATGTACATATGCTGCCTAGCACTTACCGCCGTATAAAATCTGGGATGGTAATACCCCCGCATAAAGCCCTAGAGTCCTTGCTAGATAAAGAACTAATCACGTATCTACGGGAGAACCCTGTAGCCGGTAAAACAGGATTTTTGTTCGCTGCGGGCAGTCAAGGTTGGCAGGGGGTGAGCCATCGGTACGACCTGAATCCAGATGCTGAGCTGCATTTTGGGGTAAAAGTGCCATTTTTGACGCTGACTAATATCTATGCAGGGCGTATAGCTAGTATGCTAGATGCGTACGACTATGTGGCTACCGACGCTAGCGCCTGTGCGTCTAGCCTAAAAGTGCTTATGGATATGCAGCACCTAATGTGGATGTACGGCTACGACAGGGTAATTGTGGCTACGGTAGAAGACTCGCTACAGATAAATTCGTTAGAGTTTTTTGGCGAATCAGGTGCTAACTTATTATATAAAGACGAAAGTACGCTAGAACCGTCAGCATTTGATAGCTCAAACCGAGGATTTTTTGTGGGGCAAGGCGCGGCTATTGCTGTTTTCGAGAAAGAACATGCTAATATGAGCACTCCCGAGGCTAGATTTCTCGGCGCGTATACATGTGGGGAACGTAATCCCAATCCGCTAGGACAGCGTGAGGACGGGTTAGGTTTTAGTACCGCGATTGAGGGTGCGCTAGAGCTAGCCAAAATCAGTAAAAATGAAGTAAAGTTGGTTAAAACGCATGGTACTGGCACTCCGGTAAACAATGTTGCAGAAAAAACAGCTTTATTACGTTCGTTAGATGAGTTTGTAGCTACCTCATACAAACCTAAAATTGGGCATACTGTAGCCGCTAGCGGATTATTGGAGACGGGATTGTTGTTAACTGACATTAAATCAGGCGTTGTACCTAAGATTGCCAACCGCACTGAAAACGATTCTGTATTTTTGTCAGAAGATACTACTGCGCCTGATGGCGTAATATTGAGTCTTGCTGCGGGTATGGGTAACGTCTACTCTGCCGCGTTGTTTTCTAGGGATATATGATGGAACTAGTAAACAGTAAAGAAAAACTACTGGACGGCGCAACAATAATAACCTATGTAGCAAAAAGACTAGTTAAAGAAGGACAAGACTTTGGGCAGACGTTAGCTGCTGTAGCCGCTGAAATGTCTATGAAAGGTAGCGAATCGGTACAAATAGGTAATACTGTTTTTCTACTCCACAGAGGTAAAGGCGATAATCGCAACAAAGCTCACGGACGCGCATTTAATATGGATACTGTTGGTAACATGGCAAACAACGGCATTAAATATATTGAGTGGTTACGTAAACGTGGGATTACTCATTACTCTACAGATTTTCGCGGTAAAGAATATTTAAACTTCTTTATGGTTATGGGTAAAAAACTAAAGCAGGCAGGTCTCGACACGGAAATTTACGTCGCCCGCAATACAACTGATGGTAACGCTTTTAGAGCCTACATACGTGTTGGAAAGCAGCCATTACCAGAAATTAAGCTTGGTGTATAGAATTGGGTATACTTGAAGACCTTGTTGAAGATACGTTTGAGTTTGTAGGGGACGCTCTATCTGATGCGGCTGATTGGGTAGCAGATGAAATCCTTAAGCCTGTTGTAGATTTCGTTGGCGATACTGTAAGCGCACTTCTCGATGACCCTATCGCTACCGCTGTCCGTATCGCTGCTTTTGTATACGGTGGACCGATAGCTGCCGCAGTAGCCGAAGGCTCTATTACTGCTATGAACGGCGGTGATTTAGGGGATGTTCTAACCTCAGCAGCTACAGCATACGTAGCTAACAGTATCGGCTCAGAAGTTAACACGTATCTTGGTGAAGAGTTAGGCGCTTCTATTTCAAACGAGATTGTTAAAGACGCTGTTATTTCAGGTGCAACTAGCTCAGTAAATGCAATTATTTATGGTACTGACCCTGTAGAAGCTTTCTTGACCGGCGGCGTAGGCTCAGCAGTCAACGCAGGTTTAGGTTACATATCAGAAAAATCAGGACTTGATCTTTCTGGAGTAGAGGGTACAGACGAGTTCGTTGGACCTATTCAGCCTGATGATTTTGAAGGTAGGATTCCGGGCACTGCAATCAACGTAATCAAAGCCGGTCTAGCCGCTGCCGCATCTGGGGATGACCCAGAATCAGCTATGGCTTCCGCACTTAGTGCAGGTTTGATAACGGCTGATGTAGTTAATGGTTGGATGAACTCCGGCGAAGCTAATTGGGATTCCGACCAAATCGCATCAATTACTTCTGCTATCCAACGTACAGCTTCGATGGCAATTACTGGTGAGTCTGGCGAAGCCGCTGCCGCTATGCTGCATGACGTACTTAAGGCTCACAACTACAAAGCTATATCCGACGCATTTGCTGAGTCTACCGCAGGTAAGTCTATTAGTGAGACCCTAGGAGAGGCGCTTGAATCTATATCTACTGATTACGGTATAGCAGAGTCTTTAGGTAACGCTATCAACAGTCTTGTAGGTGATTCTGAGGATTTGCAAGATGAGATCGATAAGTACTACAAAGAGTACACCGATATTAGGGCTATTTTAGACCCGTTAAGTGAGGAAGGTGTCCGCCTACAAGATGAGAAAAACTGGCTTGACGATAAGCTAAATAAAATAAACGACATGCCTAAAAACAATCAGGCAGACCAAGATGCGTATAACAAAGAAGTTGGCATATACAACAAACGCGCAGAGCAATTTAGTAAAGACGTTACCGCATTCAATGCAGCTAACGAAAAAGCCGCAACAGATACCGCTAAAATTAATTCGTTTAATTCGTACGACGCTTTAGTAGACCACTTAAACAGCCTAACGTCTGACGCTAAGGATATGGAGACCGAATATAACTCCTTAGTAGATAAGTATGAAACGGCGGTAAAGAATCTAGAGTACACCGCAGACGACTTTAGCGATGCGATGGACCCATTGTTCGGTCTAACTGATAAGTTGTTCGTGTCTAATATGGACGCTAACTTTGACGAAGAGTTCTATGCCGCTAACAATGACTTAGATGGCATGACAGCGTACGAGCACTACTTAAACGTAGGACAGTTTGAAGGTGCTATAACTAACCAGACTAGCTATGACAAACGCTATGACATGGCTGTCAATGAGTTGATTAACGAAACCGTAGCAGCAGGTAACTTAGATTTAGCAGGTGTAGACGCTAGTTTAATTAGCACGCTGAAATCACATATAGAGCTAACCTACAAGGATTTAGACTCTGTAAACGCTGCAATTAGTAACGATACAACGATTGCTAACGAAGCTGATACCTTCGCTATGTGGCTAAACGGCGAAGACGGCAACTCATACACTAATGCAAAAATGAACGACGTATTACGTCCTAAATTAGAAGCGTTAGGATTTGATACTTCTGGAGTTGAGAACGGCGCGTCATTAAGTGAAGTTCAAAAAGCCGCGTTATACACCTCGACTAATGTAGCTAAAGATAACTTAGTACTACCGGATGAATTCAACCTCGATAAA